CTTCCGATCTGGGAGGAAGAAAAGGATGGCGCAAAAATTTTCTAGGCACAAAAATATAAAAGTTCTTACATTCCTTACAAATCACTTTTTGAAAATATATAAAAGCTAGTTATGGCGGCAGATTATACCACAAGTAAACAAGTTTGCTATTGTAAGCAAAATAGAAGTTCTTACATTTCTCTATGCCTTTAATTACTCGAATGGAGGCGGCTGCTCAACTAGGTGTAACGGTTCAAGCCGTATATGGGGCAATAAAAGAAAAGCGTTTGACTGCAATGGAAGATGCCAACGGCAAGATTGTCATCAATTCCGACACTATGAGGGACGAATGGAATAAGAAATCAGCGTTTCGGAGAATGCGTAGCACTCCACCTACAAATCAAAATGTCAAAAAAACAAAGAAACGTAATAGTAAAACCGATGAATCAATTCCTGATTATGAAGAAAGCAAAGCAAGAACAGAACATTTAAAAGCAGAGTTGCTTGAGCTTGAGAGGAAAGAAAAGGAGAAAGATTTGGTTGCTATGGAAGAAGTACAAGCTAGTTGGGAAAATATAATTACGACTGCTAGGACAAAGTTGCTTGGTGTTCCATCAAAAGCAAAGCAACGTATTCCTGATCTAGACACCAATGCAATGAGTCACTTAGATGACATCGTTCGAGAAGCTTTAGAAGAGTTGGCTGAACCACAAGCAGCATGACAAGTATTACTGAGTTAGAAAAGAAAGCATATGCAGCGTTCAAACCACCAAGAAAATTAAGTCTTAGTGAATGGGCAGATGAGTTTGCATATTTAAGTGCTGAGTCAAGTGCAGAAGGAGGACGTTGGCATACGCTTCCATACCAAAAGGCAATGATGGATGCTGTTACAGATCCTAATATTGAACAAATAACTGTAATGAAGTCAGCAAGGGTTGGATATTCAAAGATTCTGAATCACATAATTGCTTATCACATACACCAAGACCCTTGTCCCATAATGGTTGTTCAGCCAACAATTGAGGATGCTGCCGGGTACTCAAAAGAAGAAATAGCTCCGATGTGCAGGGATACAAAATGCTTAAAAGGTCTTATTAGTGATGCAAAAGCAAAAGATAGTACGAACACTATTTTGCAAAAACAATTTCCTGGTGGGACATTATCTTTGGTCGGAGCAAACAGTGCCAGAGGATTTCGTAGGGTAAGTAGAAGAATAGTTTTATTCGATGAGACAGATGGTTATCCATTAGGTGGTGCTGGAACTGAAGGAGATCAAATAAAGTTAGGTATAGCTCGAACGCAATATTATTGGAATCGAAAAATAGTTGCTGGTAGTACGCCAACTATTAAAGATTTTTCAAGAATAGAAAGATTATTTAATCAGTCGGATCAACGTAGATACTACGTCCCATGCCCAAAATGCGGTCATATGCAGTATTTACGATGGCCCAATATGCGTTGGCAAAATGATGATCCAGAAACTGCTTGTTATGCGTGTGAAGAATGTTCGACTTTGATTCCTCATAGTAAAAAAAGATGGATGGTTGAACGTGGTGAATGGAGAAAGACAGCAGCAGGTAATGGTCGTCATGCTGGATTTCATATTTGGGCTGGTTATTCATATTCACCAAATGCTCAATGGTCAAATTTAGTAGAAGAGTTTTTATTAAGTAAAAATGATCCAGAACAGTTAAAGACTTGGATCAACGTGACGTTGGGTGAGTGTTGGGAAGATGAGTATGCAAGCAAAGTTGGTGCTGATGCATTAATGGAAAGAGCAGCAAAAGAGAAATACGAAAAAGGAACACCTCCAAGAGAAGTTCTCATGTTAAGTCTCGGATGCGACGTACAAGACGACAGGCTTTCTATGAGTGTTTGGGGTATAGGTCGTAATGAAGAAATGTATTTAGTAGATAGAAAAGTTATTTATGGCACTCCTTCTCGTCCTGATTTGTGGAAACAGATGGATGAAGTTTTAATGAGTAAATATGTTGATGAAGATGGAAATGAAATGAAAATTGAAAGTGCTGCGATAGATACTGGAGGCCACTACACGCATGAAACCTACCAATACGTTCGAGAAAGGTCACATTTAGGATTAATTGGTATTAAGGGTGTAGGTCTGAAAGGTAAACCACCGTTAGGAAAACCAACAAAAGTAGATATAAATTTTTCGGGAAAGGCATTAAGAAAAGGTGTAAAGTTATTTCCTGTAGGAGTCGATGTTATAAAAACTACGTTGCATAATAGATTGAAAGATGCTGAACTTGGAGAAGGATATTTACATTTTTATCCAACAATCACCACCGATTATTTTGAAGAACTTACAGCGGAAAGACAAGTGTTGAAATATAAGCATGGATTTCAAGAAAGAGTATGGATGAAGAAAAATAACGCAAGGAATGAGGCGTTAGATGAAATGGTGTATTCATACGCTGCGTTTTGCAGATTTTTACAAAGATATGATCGAAGAACAATTTGGGATCAATTAGAAGCAAGAAAAAAACCTGTAAAGCCTAAGCAGGAGTCTCCGCTAGGATCAGGGAGACAAAAAGCAGCTAAAAAGCGTAGTTTTGTCGCTAATTGGTGATTAAACATGACTATTCCTTCTAAAGTTCGTGCTGGAGACATACTTCAGTGGCGAGATTCGGAGACACAAGACGTATTTGGTAATGCAATTACCAGTACAGAGTGGAGTGTTACTTATTACTTAAGGACAAATACTGCTTCAGAAGCACACATTACTTCTAGTAGTGCTTATCTTTCTGGGTGGCAATTCACAGTTGCATCGGCTGTAACGGCTAATTTTGACGCTGGAGATTGGTATTTTCAAGCAGTTGCAGATAAATCTGGAGCAGAAAAGCAAACAATATTAAGTGGTCAATTTGAAGTTTTACCTTCTCTTGTATATAGCGGTAGTGCTGCTGCTTATGACGGTAGAAGTCAAATTAGAAAAGATTTAGATCAAGTTCAAACAGCAATTCGTGCAGTTGCATCAGGTGGAGGCGTAAAAGAATATAAAATTGGAACAAGACAAGCAAAAAAATATGAATTAGCAGAATTATTCCAGCTAGAAGCCAAACTAAAGGCTGAATTAGCTAGAGAGGAAACTAAAGAAAAAATAGCCAACGGTCTTGGCAATCCTCGTAATTTGTTTGTTCGCTTTAACTGAGAAAACCAATGGGACTTGTAAATGCTTGGAAAGGATTCTGGACATCAGGAGATGGGTTCGCTCAATCTGCTGTTTCAGACATCGTTAAACCAAAGCGACAAATCAGAGCGTATCAAGGTGCGGTATCAGATCGACTAACTGCTAATTGGATGAGTAGTCAGTTAAGTGCTGACGCTGAGATAAGGGGAAGCCTTAGAAAGTTGCGAGATAGAAGTAGGGAGATGGTTAGAAATAATCCCTATGCAAAGCAGGCTAAAAGAACAACACAGATAAATGTTGTTGGGACTGGAATGAAGTTTCAATCTTTAGTTACGCAAGTAAGAGGAAACAAAAGAGATCAACGAGTCAACAAGGCAATTGAAGAAGCGTGGGCTGATTGGTGTAGGCCAGAAAATTGTGATACAGCAGGTCGATATAGTTTTCATCAATTTGAATGGTTGGCTACAGGAGCATTACCTGAATCTGGTGAGGCAATATTTAGAATTGTTCGCAGGCCGTTTGGTAGTAACGGTGTTCCTTTAGCTCTTCAATTAATTGAGGCTGATTTATTAGATGAAGAATATAACGGCAAAGTAACGGCTAAAAATAATGAGTGGAGAAATGGTGTCGAAGTAGATGAGTGGGGCAAAGCTAAAAGATATGCGATTTTAACAAGGCATCCAGGTGATGCTTACTACTTGAACGCACCTAATGCAGGAAAGGATCATGTGTTTTTACCAGCAGAAGATGTAATTCATTTATTTATGCCTGAAAGACCAGGACAAAACAGAGGTGTTCCTTGGTTCCATAGCGTGATGGCTGATGCCCACCAATTGCAAGGCTATGAAGAAGCTGCTGTTATCAGGGCAAGAGCAGCCGCAAGCATAATGGGGTTTGTGCAGAATAATGAGGGAGAGTTAATTGGCGATGATGTAGAGACTGGACAACGTGTTCAAGATTTTCAACCAGGTCAATGGAATTATCTAATGCCTGGCGAATCAGTTCATGTTCCAGATATTGATTATCCGAGTCAGCAATATGAAATGTTCGTCAAGAATAAAATTCGTAGATTTGCTACTGGATTTGGATGTTCTTTTGAAACGATCAGTAAAGATTTTAGTGAGACTAATTATTCAAGTTCAAGATTGTCGTTGCTAGAAGATAGAGAGCATTGGAGATTTGTTCAGCGTTATTTAATAGATAATTTCCATTATCGAGTTTTTAAAGAGTGGCTTTCCTTAGCTGTGTTGAGTGGTCAGCTTGATTTTGCTGATTATTCAACAAGGCCACTTAGGTATTGCAAACCTAGATGGACACCACCAGCGCAGCACTATGTAGATCCGTTGAAAGAAGTGAGGGCTTATAGGGAAGCAGAACAAGCTGGTTATATGACAAAATCTCAAGTCATAGCAGCAACTAATGGTGGAGATTATGACGATATAGCTGGTGAGTTGGCTAGAGAACAAGAGATAGCAAAAAATTTAGATATAACATTAGATAAGGATTTAAAATTTGAGCCAGTACAGCAAGAACTTGCATTAGATGTAGGTCAAGCTGAAGTTAAAAGTAAACCTACTACTCGTAAAAGGAGGAAGAAGTAATGGCAAATGTAAATGGCACTGAAATCAATTTAACTCCTACTTCTGGAATGAAGACGGAAGCAAAGAGATATAAAGAATGGAAGAAAGATGGTAAAGCTGGTGGTACTGATGATGCAGCAAGAAGAGCAACACAGATATTGAGTGGAAGCGAAATGTCTGCTGACGTTGTGATTACTATGAACGCATGGTTTGCTCGACATGAATCAGACAAATCAGGAAAAGGCTTCCGTCCTAGTGAAAAAGGTTATCCTTCTAAAGGTCGAGTAGCTTGGGCTGCTTGGGGTGGCGATGCTGGTCAAACATGGGCTAGATCAAAATCTAATTCAATTAAAAAAGCTAGAGAGCGTACTATGTCTACTGAAAATGAAAGAGCAGAACCTGATGCTTTAAGTGTTGGTGATTTTGTTTCTTGGTCTTCTTCAGGTGGTAGAGCAGCAGGCAGAATCACAAAAATTACTAAAGATGGTTCTATTAATGTTCCAAATAGTAGTTTTACAATTAATGGCACAGAAGATGATCCTGCTGCATTAATAAAGATTTATAGGGATAATGAAGAAACTGATGATACTTATGCTGGTCATAAGTTCAGCACGTTGACTAAAATTAGCCCAATTCGTTCTTCAGAAAACATGGAACAAGAAACACCTATAGAAAGCAGAGATCTTTCTGAAAAGTTTCAAAGAACAGAACTTACAGAGTTTAGAAGTGTCGGTAAAGGTCGAACTTTTGAATTTCCATTTAGTTCTGAATATCCAGTAGAAAGATATTTTGGTAAAGAAGTGTTAAAGCATGATGACAAATCAATTGATTTTAGTCGTCTTAACTCTGGTGCTGCACCACTCCTTTGGAACCATGATCCAGATAGACATATAGGAATTGTTGAACGTGCGTATATCGATAAAGATAAAAAACGTGCATATGCAAAAGTGCGTTTTTCACGCAATAAATTTGCTTCTGAAGTCTTAGAAGACGTTAAAGATGGAATTTTGCGTGGAATATCGTTTGGTTATCAAATAAAGAATATGGAAGAAGAAGATGGAGCGTTCGTAGCAGATGACTGGATGGTGCATGAAATCAGTGTAACCCCAATCCCAGCAGACCCTACAGTTGGCATAGGACGGTCATTAATCTCACCTGATGAGGAGGTGACTGAAACCTCACAACCTAATACTATTAGTATTGATAACAACTCTCCTGAAGAGGAGATACGTTCTGCGGCACAAACCGCATCACCCTCGGTTCCATCTATGGAAGAAAAATCACAAGAAACTGTGGTGGATACGGCTCCTGCCGTGGAAGCTCCAGAAGTTGCTGTCGAAACAGCAGAGAGATCTGTTGAAGTAGATACAGCGGCTGAAGTAAAACGTGCGCTTGAAGAAGAGCAAGTTCGTACTTCCACTATCTATGCCGTTTGTCGCCAACATGGTGCAGACGACCTCACTCAAGGTTTCATTAAAGACGGTAAGTCTGTTAGTGAAGTTAATGGTGAAATTTTAGACCTTATTTCTAAAAGGTCTGAGTCAAGCAACACTCCTATACGGTCAACTGACATGAACCCAAGTTCCAACGAAGTTGGTTTAGAGGCAAAAGAAGTACAACGCTTTTCTTTCCTCAGAGCTATTACAGCATTAGCTAATCCAACAGATAGAAATGCACAAGAAGCTGCTGCTTTTGAGCGTGAAGTTTCTGAAGAAGCTGCAAAGCGTTATGACAAGCCTGCTTCTGGAATTTTGGTTCCTAATGAAGTTCTCCAAGGATATACAAGAGACTTAAACGTAGGTACTGCAACTGCTGGTGGAAACTTAGTTGAGACTGAGCTTCTTGCTGGTTCATTTATAGACATTCTTCGCAACAGAATGGCTGTAATGCAGGCTGGAGTTACAACATTAAATGGCCTTTCTGGAAACGTAAGTATCCCCAGACAAACTTCAGCGAGTACCGCTTACTGGGTTGGAGAAGGATCTGATGTAACTGAGAGCCAACAGGCTTTCGATCAGGTGAATCTCACACCTAAAACAATTGGTGCTACTACTGATTACACAAGAAAGCTTCTCCTTCAGACAAGCATTTCTGTTGAGACAATGGTTCGTAATGATATTGCGAAGCAAATTGCTCTTGCTCTAGATACTGCTGCTATCTACGGTTCAGGTTCATCTAACCAGCCAACTGGTATTACAAATACAACTGGTATTGGTACTGCAACAGTTACTGGTGTTGGTACTTTCCCTGAGTTGATTGCAATGGAAACAGACGTTGCTGTTGCTAACGCTGATCAAGGCGCACTTAAGTACATCGTTAATGCGACTGCTAGAGGTGGATTGAAGAGCGTTAAGAAAGATGCTGGATCAGGTGAATTTGTTTTTGCGAACAATGAAATCAATGGTTATCCAGTAATTGTTTCTAACCAGTTAACAAACAACGACTGCTTATTCGGTGACTTTAGTCAGTTAATAGCTGCGTTTTGGTCTGGTCTTGATTTGACTGTTGATCCTTATGCAATGTCTAAGTCAGGAAGCATTAGAATAGTTGCATTACAAGATGTGGACTTCGGTGTTAAACAGCCAACTGCTTTCTGTCTCGGAACATAAATTGATGAAGGTAAAACTCATCAGAGGAGTGATGGTTGCTGGCCTTGTTAAAAAGGCTGGCTCCACGCTTGAAGTTGAAGAAAACGTAGGTCGAATGTTACTTAGCAGCAACAAGGCTGAACTATTTGTTGAGCCTGCTGTTAAAAAAGCTGCACCTGCTGCAAAGAAGGTTGCGGCCCCCAAAGAAAAACCTTCTACTCCTAAAAAGGAGACAGCTTAAATGTCAGTTATTCAACAGAACCTCGGCAAATTAAATTTGATCGCAGGTCATCCAACAGCGGCAAGGACTGCTACAGGCCAAACAAGTGGTATTGATTTAAGAGTTTATGACGGTGACGTTGTATTCGTTTTAGATTCTGCTGCTGGTGCTGGTACAAGTCCAACTCTCGATGTAACAATCGAAGATTCTGCTGATAACTCTTCATTTGCTGCAATTGCTTCAGGTGCTGTTGCTTTTACTCAG